GCATTTCTGCAGCCTCTCCTATCTGGCCTTCAAAAGGGCAAGGAGTTCCAGCGTGTTCCATGGCACTAAATACTCTATCGTCCTGACAAAGAATTGCGATTGATGCAACTCGCATATTAAAATCGTATAAGAGTTTTGATAGTTTCATCCTTTCACAATTCTCGTCAGTTACATATGTACCACCTGCAACTCCGAAGCCTGTCACTTGCACACTTCCTGACAGACCTACGATACAAAGGTCTTGCGAATAGCTACTCATACTAGGTGCTATTGCAGAGTTTACAGGTATTTTCTGAGTTTCTGTAGCATTGGTAGTCGTGTTAGTAGTTGTATTAGTTTGACCACCACTATATGAATTAGTAGTAGTGGAAGTATAACCACCAGAAATGGAAGTATTAGAACCACTTGTATTAGTTTGTGTAGAAGTGCTGTTATCATCTGCATAAGCTATCCACCCATACAACCACGCACTTAATCCTAATGTTAGTACAATTAATGCTAATGTTTTCATTTTTTGCCAAACATACCAGCTGCTGGTTTAAGTCCATATATAGCTCCAAAGATACCTATTAGTAACCATTGATACCATTGAGGTAATCCATTAAAGTATTGAAAGAACAAGTCTAGCTTTTCTTTCATCATATCGTCACCAAAAAATACTGCATATGCCAATACTAATATTGGTAATGATACAATAACAAGAACAAACTCATCCTTCCATCCGTTAGCATTGTCTGCTCTTACCTGTGCTTGATAGTCTATCTCCCCCTGAGCCATACGATACATATGGTTTCTTTCTGCCATAGCTTCGTACTTCTTAGTCTCCTGTCTTTGTTTAAAACAATCTACTGCTGTTGAAAATACTGCTCCTAATAATCCAAACATTATATACCTCTAACTAAAAGCTCCCTTATAACTATAATCATTTGTGTGCCTGCTACAACCGCAACAGTCCACAATATTTTTTTTATACTGTTAACATCATCTTCTATATGTCGTAGATGATTTTTTTCTATAGTTTCTATAGACTTGTGTATTAAACGAATGTCGCCTTTGATTCGTTCAATTTCTACAGTCAATTCATTATTGGACATCATATTTGGCATCACATTCCTCACAAATATCTTCACAATCACAATCAGGATATTCTACTTCTTCACCTTCTATGTCTTCTTCTGGCTCAGTTATACGTAATGCATCTTCTATTTCTAATAAACGAGTTTCTATGTCTTCTAATCTTTCTAATATATTATCAATAACACTCATTACTTAGCCTCCATTGTCTGTAACTGTATTACCATCAGCAATCCATTCTTGTACTGCTTGATAGTCTGAATTCAATGTGTCGAAAGGCACTGAAGATACTGTTCCATCAGCTTGTGTAACTTTGTAACAGTCTTGTTCACCCCAGACATATATAAATTCTACTGTGTTTATGGTTTCTTTTATCATGTTAATTCTGCCTCTGCTCTAAAGTAAAACGCATTTAACGTCGGATTGTTTGTTCCCATTCCACCACCAATAGTTTGTGTAACTTGTGTACTCCAACGTGTAATTGTATGTGCTGTGTTAGTAGGTGTTTGTTGCCCACCTGGTCCGTATCTAACAAAACCACCGAGGGATGTAATAGTAGGTGTAGTTCTCATTGGAAATGAGTATGTATATCCAGCTTCAGTTACTGTCGCACTTGTAGCCCATCCTGTTGCTCTTAAATCCATTATCTGACAATATCTTGCACATTTTATTTCTTGTTCAAAGTAAGATAAGAACTCATAATCAGATGCTACAGTTCCTAATTCTAATTGCACTCCTGTAATATACAATTCATTTGCTGCATTGTCTCCTAAATTGGTAAGACCTGGTGCAATATTTGCTGCTGTACGAGTTCCCCAAGATGTATTTAATGTTCCAGAGGTGTAAGAAGTTCCTGCTCCATACCAAAAATTTACAACTAAAGAAGTGTTGCCATCATTTGTAAATGCTCCTGATGTATCTCCAGCAAATGTTAATGTTTTCTTTTCCCATGTACTTGCACTATCTATTGTATAGGATTGTGAAATACTTCTTGTATTATCAGCATCTTCAAACTCTAAGATATATGTACCAGTTTTAGTTGATTTAACCCAAAATGATACTGTTACACTTTCAGCATTAGACGTGCCTTTTCTTAATGATTGAACATCATAGCCTTCTAGCATTTGTGTAAGTATAAAATAATCACCTGTTGCTGGACTAGCATCTGCAGTCGTGCAATCTAATTTTAGTGAATGAACAAATCCTTGCCCACTTGGAACATCAGTAGATTGTGAAAAAGACCATGTACCTAATCCACTTATAGTATTTCTCCATCTATCTACAGTATGATAGCCAGAACCAGTTATACCTGTGGCTGATGTTGCTCTTGCTGCTATTTCCATATTTCCATTTATCAAAAAATTTCTTCTACCAGGATTATCTAGTTTGTCATTTGTAATAGAATCTGCTGCTATTCTTGCTATTGGTAATGTGCCTGTTGTTAAATCGGAAGCACTTGTTGCAGTAGGTGCTACGGCTGCCCATGCACTACCACTATATACTTTCATTTGGTTTGATGAAGTATTAAAATATAATGCACCTGTAACCAGAGCATCACCATCATTGTCTAGTGTTGGGTCAGAACTCTTTGCTCCTAAATATCTATCATCAAAGTTATCATAACTTGCTGCTGCATTTGTTTCACTAGTTGCTGCATTAGTAGCAGAAGTAGCGGCGTTAGTAGCAGAAGTCGCTGCATTGGTTTCAGAAGTTCCAGCATTTGTAGCACTTGTAGCTGCCTCACTAGCTTTTGTTGTTGCAGTTGTAGCACTACCACTAGCACTAGTTGCACTAGAAGCTGCTGCTGTAGCAGAAGATGCAGCATTGGTTGCACTTGTTGCCGCATTGGTTTCTGATGTTCCAGCATTAGTTTCACTTGTAGCAGCATTAGTTGCTGATGTTGATGCCTCTGATGCTTTTGTTGTAGCTGTTGTTGCACTACTTGCAGCAGAGGTTGCACTTGATGCTGCTGCAGTTGCACTTGTAGAAGCATTACTTGCTTGTGTACTTGCTGTACTAGCTGATGTAGCTGCATTGGTTGCACTTGTAGCTGCTTCAGATGCTTTAGTTGTTGCTGTTGTAGCTGATGATGCTGCAGCTGTAGCAGAACTAGCTGCGTTTGTAGCACTTGTTGCTGCACTTACAGCATCTACTAACAATTCAAAATGATCTGTATCTGTTAAAGAATCTCCTACAACTGCATCTGCTACACAAATATATACATTATTAAGTTGTCCTGCTGTTGTAGACTTTATTATATCTCTTTGCACATATGCTTCAGTAGTTACAGTAGCATCTGTACCTTTATATGTACCTAATTCTTGTGTAACTGATATCTCACCACTTGTATCAAAGGCAAGAATTTTACTTGCTCTATCACTAGCAGATGTGGTAAAGTCAGTAGAGGTCATAGTATTTGTTCTGGAAATTTTTATGCTTCTATCTATTTGTTCTTGTAGTTCTTGTGCTATTGATAAATTTTTGTCAAATGCACCTTCTACAGAATCTGCTGTAAATGGGTCATTCTCTACTAAGTCAAGTGTTTGTGTCTGTGTTGTAGACCTTCTTATAACTACTGTTTCAGTAGCTGTAGGTATATTGCCTGCAGTAAATACTACATTACCCCCTGATGCTGCTCCTGCACCAGTTACTGTATAATGTGTTGTCAGTGTTTTAACAGTTTCTGTACCTGCTGCAGACCTTATAATAACTTCTAAATCTGCATCTGCAGATATTTTAAAAGCGTACGCAAAGGTAGTTTGACTGCCATCTCCACTGTAACTATTTTTAATAATTGTTGTTGCTACTGCCATTGTTATTCTCCATTATTATAGCACATTTATTTAACCAGTTCTAACTCTTCAGAATTAAATAATAGCCCTGATTTTGCTTTTTTGTACTGTTCTTCTAATTTCTGCCTTTCTTTTTTTATAATCTGTTTAGTCTTTGCATCATCTTTTGTGCCTCTTTTATTTGCTAATCTCATTTGATTTAGATAATACATCTTTTCAACCCTGCTTTTTGCTTGATAATATCTGTTTAAAGCGGTAGTATTTTGACCATTACTTTTTAATATTTCACGCATTATAGTTTTAAAATTAGCATTGTTATTATTAGAATCAAAATGTATTGCTATTTTTGTTAACTCATCTTTAGTAATGTCATTTCCTTTAAAGAATTTTTCCATTAAATTTTTCATCTTAACTCTTTCTAAAGCTTCAAGATTTCTTTGCCTGTTAATTTCTGCTGCTGCTTCATTTTCTCCATATAATTTACCTACACCAATTGCTCTTTTGAAACCAGCTTGTTTTATTATAGGCAAATTGAGAAAACTTGATACTATATCATCTGGTTTATCTATTTGATTTTGTGTGTCAAATTTAAAATTTAATATTGTAGATGAAGCATGATTATCCCAAAGAGCTGCTAAACCTTGATAAATATATTCTCTATGAGCTTCTCCGTATTCATAACCAGTAAGGGTACGCCTTATATCATCTCCGCGTTGTTTAACAAATCTGTCTTCCTCTTGCATTGCTTTTAGTACATCTGGATTAATTAAATTTCGGTCAGTTAACCCACTTTGAATTTGTTCACCCATGACAAAACTATATAAATCTGCAAACATACTTGTTGCACCACTTTCAGCTGGTACTAAATAATCTAAAGTTGATTTTAATTTTGGCGTATTTTGTTTGGCAATGTAACTTGAATCACCACGTTCTATAGGCACAGTCCTTCCGCTTCCATGTATTCTTTCTAAAGTTCCTCTTATAGAATCTTTACTTAAAAAAGTATATCTAGCTTCTTCTAAGATTGGATAAAGAATAGAATCTATAACAATTTTTTGTAGCATTACTGCTGGTGATATTCTCCATTTGAAATAAAGAGGACGTTTTGCACCCTCACCAAAAATTTCTTTTTCTGCAGCATTTCCTTCTACTGTTCCAAATGGGAATATAAAATTGTATGTTGCATCATAAAAATTAACACTTCTAAAAAACTTTTCCATTTCCTCACCAAAGAAACCATATAAAGCTAGTCCTGAAAGTAAAGACATAGAGCCTGTGTATTTCCAAGTGTTTTGCCAAAATCTTCTTTTATACCATTTTTGTCTAGGGTCTTCTTGACGACCTTGTTTTTCAGCTCTTAATACAGAATATGGTCCTTGTATTGCTGCTCTAAAAAACAAAAACGGAATTTCTAACCAAGGTTGTCCGCCTTGTTTATAATCAATAACATTTCTACGAAGCAAATCTTGTATTTGATTATAAGATTTATTAAGTCTGCCAGCTTGTTTTTCTTTTATCATATAACCAGCTGCTCCTCTTCTAACTACAAATTCTGTAGCTTTTCCTATATGTTGCAAAACTTGCCATCCTCGCGTAACTGCTTCATAACTTGGGTCGTATATATTTTTGTGAAAATCACTGTGTTGCTTGGCATCTTTCATGCTATCTTCCATTTCTTTTGCTACTTCACGTGGTACTAATTCTGTTTCTGCAGTTCGTGTTAAATTTAATTTACTTTTACGAGATAATAAAACAGCCTCAGAATATAACCACTTTGATATTGCATCTAATTTTTTTGTATCTACAAACAAATGTTTAGCTTCTTTAAAAGCTCTAATTGTTTCACTTACTAAACTATGTCCTATTTGAATTTCATAACCTAGTAATTCAAAACGTTTTACAACATCTGGGTCATTTGCATGATATTGTTCTAAAGAGTCTTTATGTTTTTTAATTTTAATATTTAATAATTTAACATCTGTATTTTGCAATATAGTTCCTAAATCCATCATAATATTAGCAGGCCAAAATGCAGGATTTGCTCCTGTATACAATTGTTTTATTGCTGTAATACTATCGTAAATAAATTTAATAGTAGCAGCTACATCTGCTGGGTTGTAAACCATATATGGATTTACCCAAAAGAATTCATCTCTTGCTTGTTTTGTTCTATCTATTTTATTTGTATCTACAATTGCTTCTTTAAATGTTTGGTTGCCTTGTTTATCAATTCCTTCGATAAGCATTGTCACTTGCTCTCTAGGTAATTGTGTTACTTTTTCTAAAACATACCCCATTTTTTCCATTTTTTTTCTATCTTTAATATCAGCTCTTGGATTGTATTGTTTATAACTTAATGTTATAAAGAAATCATTTAGACCTGTCTGATTATTTTTTTTCTTGCTTAAATAAAGACCTCTTCTTAATTTTTTGTTTTTAATTTGTTTATAAGGTTTTATAAAATCTTTTGTTTCGGGTTGCATTTCTAAATATTCAATAACTGCATCTTGACGAGTTCTACCACCAATTCCTTTAACTAGCCCTGATGCGTCATCTCTATCAAGTTCATAAAAAATGTCAACAGTAATTGGTACTTTCTTTTCTATTAAATCGTATTTACCTATATATTTTACAGGCTCTGCAACAATTTGACCTTCATCTTTTAAATCAAGTAAGTCTGAATATTTTTTAACAAATTTTTCATATTCATAAGCAGTTGTAGGATTAAATTCGTTAAACTCTTTTTTTTCTTCTGCTGTTAATTTTCTTTTAAATTTAAATGGTGGTTTGCTAAATGGTCCGATTTTAAATCTATTCCATGCATCAAAATATTTTATATAATTTTTATACTCTATAAAATAGCCTTTTTGACCATCTAAAGCTAAATGCAATAGTTTTCTTTCTTTAGAATCAAATCTATTTTTTGCTGTTGCTTCTGACATATATTCGCCATCATATGGTTTTCCTAACATAGAATTTAAATACTCATTTTTTTTAGCATACATAGCAATCTTAGCTATTTTTTCTACTGTAGCATAGATAGGGCTAAAAGGAGTTGTAATAAAACCTTTGTGAAAAGATGTTTTATAACCACCTATAAAACTAGCATTTTTTTCACCTTTTTCTAAAAATTCTATAATTTTATCTACTGGTTTTAAAGTAACATAATCTAGTTCAGTAAAAGATGTTACTAAAAATTCGTATTGCGCACGTGTCATTATTTCTGTTGCTCCATAATTTAATTGTTGTTTTAAAAACTCTTGGGTAACACGTCCAAACAATTCTTGTTTTTCTTTCATTATAGGTATTTCTCTATCAAAGTAATCTATAAAATCTTCTACAGTTCTAAATGATTCTAAAACAGGTCTAAATTTTTCCATTAATTCTAAATTTTTTTCTGCTTGTTCTCTTTCAGCAGGGTCTAAAGTTCTATCATACTCATCATTTTCTAATTTAGTTTTAATGTCTTCTAAATCCTTAACAAATTGTTGTTCGCTTAATAATAAATAAGGATTAAATTGAGCTTGTTGACGTTGGGGAGCTATCGCTTGCAATCTTTTCATTAATACATAAATATCAAAAAAATTAGGGTCTTCTGTCCTGTGTTGTAATTTTTCATAAACAGGTTGCAATACATTTTCTCTAAGTTCAAACATATAACTTTCTAATGCTGCTGAGAAATTTTTACTGTCATCAAGTTGTTTTTGTACTCTTTGGCCTTCAGTAATCTCTTTATATCTACCTGTTTTAGGTATTCCTGTTGGAGATTCTGCCTTATAATCCCAATTTAAAAATCCTTGATTTAAACTTGGTCGCCATTGTTCTACACGTGCATTAACCCATGAATCTCTAGACACTAGATGATAAAGAACAAAATCTATTAAAGTGCCACCTGAAGAACCTAGCTTTAACTTCCTAGCATTTCTTTCATATGCTTCAGCAATTTTTCTTGTACCTTCTTTTAAATCTTTAGAAATAGTTTGTATACCTTGATAAATTCTAGCATCTTGACCTTTGTTCATTTCAGTTATAATTGCTTCATATGCTTTTTTAAATTCAGGTCTATTATCCATATGATTGTAAAAAAGTTCTAATGCATTAGGTGCTTTTTCTCTTACTAAATCTGGATGTATTAATAAAGCACTAATAAAATCAGCATACATTTCATCTCTAGAACGTCTATAAGGTTGATATCCTGGTTTTTGGTTTCTTGTTATAGTATGTATAAATCGCTCTAACTCGTTTCCATTAAGAATTTTTTCTGCGAATGTGAAAGCCTGACCATCGGATATAATTTTTAATACTTCTTCTTCAGTAAGTTTTAAAAATTCTAAATAAGTGTCTATTGAAATTGGTACTGGGGTTTTGAACAATTCACCAGGTTTATTGGGATTTTCTATGTAAGTTTTCATACCTGAAGGTCGGATAAGCAAGCTAATTTCTGCTATTTCACGTACTACTTTTTCTAATGTGATAATTCCACGTTTGTCCATTTCTCTTTGCACAGCTTCTGCAAATCTTATTTTAACTTCTTGTTTGTAATCAAAAGATGTAGTTTCTTCACCATTTATTAAATCAATAATTTCTTTTAAATCTTCATGAATTAAACCTTTCATTGCTTGTTTTATAATATCTTTTTTAAGAGCTTCGCTAGAACGTGCTATTTTGTCATATAATTCAGGAGGTAAAGCTTCTCTGGCGTTGGTTTTGTTCCAAATAGATAAAATGTCTTTAGCAGTAATTTTCAGACCCATAGCATCAACTTCTGCCTGCCAATCTTTTTCAGCTTGTGCGGCTGCAAGTTCAGCTTCTTTTTGTACTTGCCTTATAATATCTCCATCTAATACACCATTTATTTCTCCAGTTTCTTTGTTGACTGTATTTTTAATAAATCCTTTTATTTTTGTAAGTTGACCTATAATATTTCCTTGACCAAATAATCTATACAATTCTTCAACATCTGCTTTTTCTATTGCTTCAAAAGCTTTTTCCCATGTATTAATTCTAGAACGCATTTTTTCTATAGTGAAATCAAATGGTACTCCATATTGCCAATTTAATTGAAAAAAATCTCCTCCGTATTTATTGATAAACTCCATCCAACCTTGTACGCCAAAATTTTCTGGTTTAAAACCATCAGAATTTCCTTGGTCAGCATGACCAATTTCGTGAAACAAGGTTATTAAAGTTTCTACATTTAAAATAGCAAATGGTGAATCACCTTCTGCTGCTTCTTTTAATTTTGCAGCTAAATTTAGAGATATTGTGTTATCTCCAAAATCGTATGAACCATACTTTTGTGGGTCATCTATCAGCTTAGGCATTGATTTACCTATTAAAGCAATTTGTAACATCATTGCATCTAAATAATCTAATCCTGTTGATTGATTGTATATTTGATTTACTGTCTTTTCATTATATATACTTTCCATTTTGTATTGTGGTTCATGTTTATTGTCACCTTTATCAAAACCTTTATCTATTATTGTCTCTTGTTCTTGCTCTGCTATTTCTTTTTTAACTCTTCTAATTTCTTTTGTTAACCTAGAAACATTTAATGGTTTAACACTTACTAATGGCTCACCTTTTGCATCAAAAAAAGTTAAGACACCAACTTCTTGTATGTCTGCTGTGTATGTAAAACTTTTTATTTCTTCCATAGTTAAATTTTGCAAAGGCGTAAAAAGAACTAATGGTTTATCTTCTTTAGCAGTTACATTATCTGGATTAGAAAGATATTGATAAAGTTTTCGTGGAATACCCATATAGATACTATCAGCTTCTACAATAACTAAATCTGTTTTATCGTAAGTAGTTTCGAAAGAACCTGTATACGGATTAAAACGTGTTTGACTTGTTCTTCTTTGTGGTGTTTCTATAATGTCTTTCTGTGTTATAGTGCCTATTTCTTTTATTCGCCTACGTCCATTTTTATTGTAAGCTGGTTTATCCCCTTGAAAATTATCAGTTTTCCATTTCTCTAAATTTTTCTCAAAATTTTGTGGCAGCAACAAACTGCTTTCTGCTCCATATTCAAACAATTTGCTGTAAACATCTTGGTAGATTTCAATATTACCTTCTACTGTTCCATATTGTCTAACAACTTCTTCTAAAACTTCTCTTGAAAATTTAGAACTATTTACTGGTTTATTTTTGTTAGGTTTGTCAACATCAAAAGAAAAACTTGTTTGCGAACCATCAGGATTAGAAATATTAAAAACTATATCTGGTACATCAATAACATATTTTTTTATGCTATCTTTCCACATTACTGTGTTTAAACTGTTTCCTTTTAAAACATTTGTGGATTTTTCTACAATTGGTAAGCCAAATTCTTTAAATACAATTATGTCACCAGAATCAGTTCTTTTAATGTTTTCTATTTTACCTTTAGAAGTATCTTCATTTATACGAAATTTAAAAGAATCTTCTATATTTATACCTTTTGATTCTAAAAATTTTTCTGCAGTAACTTCTGCACGATGAGTTTCTGCATCTTTTTGACCTCTATTTAACGAATAATTTTCATTTGTACCCTCTGTATAATGTTCTGGTCTAATTTTATTTTGTGGCAACAAATGCATCAAAGCTTGTTTTACATATTTTGCTGCATTTACAGAAAATGCAAAAGCAAAACCTGAACCCATATTGCCTAAAACATCTGCATCACCAGTGTGATAATATTCAAGAGCTGATATTCCAGTTCCTAAACCTACAGCTGTACCAATTGTTTGGTCTGCACTAAGAATACCTGCTGTTCGTTTCCAACTTTTTTTTTTTTTTTTTTTTACTATGTTGTCATTTAAAAGACTTATGCCAGCTTTTCTCATTAGAAAAGGTGCAAGTGTAGCACCAAATCCCATAATAGAAGCTTCTATGTATGCGTCAAGAGCTTGCGCATTTGTAGAATACTCCATAAATTCTTTCATGCTACGAATTTTGTTACCATCTCGCATTGCTTGATACATACCTTGCGTTAATAATTCTGGACCAACAAAACTACCTATCCCACTAGCAAAAATTGCTGCACGTGGTGTCATTCTAAATAGAGAACTAGTTACTCTACCAGCACCACTATATAAAGGATAATCTACTCCGTAAGTAATAAGTTGCCCTAAAAATGCTTTAAAACCACCAGCCTGTGTTTGATACCAACTATCATTTCTTGCTAAATAATTTTGCATTTCTTCATCACTTACAAGGCCTAGTTGGTAAAGGCTACTATTTACTAGCCTGCCTGCATAACTGTTGTCATAAGAACCAAGTCCTAATATAGCATTTCTTCCACGTCCACCTGTGTAATATTGAAATTTTTCTACATTTGTGTCTAACCAATCCCAATAACCTTTACTGTAATCTACACTTGACCAAAAGGGTCTATCTATTCCATCTGCTACAATTTGGTCTTTTGGAGTATCTAAAAGTTTTTTTAATTTTTCTATACCCTCTTCATCTGAATTTAAATATGCCCTATAAAAATCTACAATTGCTTCTTTGTCACCTTGGGCTATTGCCAATCTTAATCCTACAGGAACTTTTTTATATAGATTTAACAACAATTCTACTTCTTGATGTGGAGATAATGCTGTAGGGTCATTATCTTTTAAAGCTTTTTTAATATAAAAAGGCACTGCTTCTCCTTTTTCATTGTATGCATCACGTGTTATTATAAGAGCTTGTCTAAATCCGCCACGTGTTTTTATATCAGTATGTAAATTCCAATTAAATATACCAGCTCTATCACCTTGCTTATTGTATTTTTGAGTGTTATTACTACTAGCTTTTGCTGCAAACCTAACTAAATCAAAAACATTACTGTAGTTTTCTTTATTCATATCTGGATAATCTATTAAATTTTTATCTAATATATCTTTATAATCTCCAATATGTATAAGACCTACTTGATTTGTTGCATCAATTAAATAATTTTTATCAACATCGCCATAACCAGCAAAATTTAACAAACTAGGTACACCTGTTTCATTATTTTTTTTCTTATCATTTTTTATTGCTAGTTCTATAGTCGCATCATATTTTATAGAATCTTTCTGATGTTGTATGTTTGCTTCATTATTTTGTCTGTCTTTTTCTTCTGCTAATAATCTTAAACCATCAGGGTCATTTTCGTATGCTTGTTTGTCGTTTGCATTAACTACGTCATTAGGATTTGGATTAAAAAAATGGTTTGGAAATAAAGTGCGGTCTTGCTGAAAAACACCATCATATTTTGCTATGTCAAAAGTTGTAAAACCTTTATCAAATAAAACATTGTCACGTTTCTCTGCAATAGCACTTGCTTCTTCGTCACTGTAACCAGCTCGTAGCAATTCTGTTAAAGTAGGTATAGATTTACTCATCGTCTAAATATTTGTTAGCTGCTTCTTCTCCTAATTGTTTTTTTAACATTTCGGATATTTCTAATTCTTTTTTAGATTTATTTTCATTTTTTTGACCAGCTTGATTAGTAGCTTCATCTTTTGTTTGTTTTTTTGGTTTCGGGTCATAAAGTTCATTGGCAACAGATATAATATCATCTGGGTTATATTGTAATGCTTTAGCTGTATTTATAAATGATTGTTTGTCTAATTGTGTACGTGAATTTTTAGCTAAAACAAAAAGCTCCATTCTTTTGTTATAATCTTCAACAGATTCAAAATCAACAATTTCTCTAGTGTCACCATTAGGAAGTTTTTCATCTCGTTTAAATGTTCTTCTTTCTCTCCACTCTTGGTCAAACACTGTATTTGGATTATCTAATCGTTCTGCAAAATACATTCCTATATATTCTGCATCAGTAACATATGCAGGATTTCCATTTATAATTACTATACGTGATGCTTTGTTATTTTTCTTGCTGTTTCTTACTATCTCACTAAATTTTGTTCTATAATCTTCTGCTTTGACCATAGTTGTAATTGATTCTACTAAATTTTTGTCTGTGCTTTTTTGTTTATTGTCTGGACCAAATTCTACTAATTTGCCTGATAAAATTTCTGCTTCTGTAAATCCCATTTTTTTATCAGCTTGTACTGCTTCTAAATATATTTGTATAGCATCAACACTTGCTTGATTGTATTTACCGCTTTCAGACTGAAAAATTGCTGTAATATCTCCAAAGGATAAATTTCGAACGTTTCCTTTTGCAGTTAATTTGTCTATTAATTCTTGTGAACCATTTGTTGCAGTTAAAATTGCTTTTATATTATTTTTATGTATTGGATTAGTTAATAATTTGTCTAATTCTTTACGCTTTTCTTTTCCTATTCTTATTATTTCATTTGCTCTTTCAGATGTTAACAAATTATCATTTACATAATCTATAATTTCATCGTTATTAGCATCAACTAAAAAACCTGAATTTGCAGCTAAAAGTAAAGTTTCATATAGTTCTTCTGATGTTTCAGTTTGTGACACTTCATTGTTAATATACTTTCTATATTTTTCTCTTAGTTCTGGTGGCAATTTATCAACTTCGCTTCTTAACTCTTCTACAATATTTTTTGTTTCAATTATGTCATTAGTTTCATTTAATTTACCGAAAAGAGTTGTTACTTTTTCTTTGACTTCTGCTTCTATAGCTTGATTTTGTATTGCTTTGTTTTTTACTAATTTGTCTAAATCTTCTGTGTAATCACTAATTAATTCTTGCACATATGGATTGTCAGAATCTATCTTTGTACCATCTGCTAATTCAAAACCATTTTTTTCTAAATGTTTAATAACATTGCTTAAAGTTACTTCTTCTGACAATGCTAAAATTTTTTCGCTATTATCACTGCCTAATGTTTTTTCTTTTATTTTTTGTTTAATTTCTTTGAATAATTTTATCTTACCATGTTCTTTATTCATTAATTCAATTTCTTCTTCGTATTCTTCCTTATCCATAACACCTTTAATAGCAACTAATTGATTTAAATGACTTTGATAGAAAGAATCTGCAAGCTCTGGAGTTTGTGCATTTTTAGCACTTTGATACATACTAGGAGCAAATTTTGTTTTATAATTATCTTTAATTTGCACACCTTTGATAGCTACAACATTATCTCTTATTTCATCATATACTAAACGTGATTCCCACATTAATTCTGATTGTACTTCAGCAAATGCTTGTGGATTTAATTTTTTTTGTGAATCTTTCATAAATTTTGCAAGTCTTTTATTGTACTCACCTTGCAACATATCAGGTTTTAAAGTTTGACCTTCATCATTTTTTACACCTAATTCCATTTCACTTTTAAATTGGTCATTGAAATTATAAAATTCTGTTTTAAGATTTTGTTTTTCACCTTCAATCATAATTCTATTTTGTTTGCTAAGTTTTATATTATGTTGTTGCCCTAGAACATCAGCTATTTTTTGACCAAGTTGTCCTATACCTGCAGTAAATGCTCCAGGGTCACCTGATTGTATACCTATACCACTTTGGACTGGTAAGTATTGTTTCTGTAACTTAGGTACTTTCATTTATTATAACAATCCTCTTTCTGCTAAATCTCTTTGTTGTTTGTATTGCTGGTAAGACATAATTGAATTTGTTATATTCATTGCTCCGCCATAAATTGCATTTTGTTGAGCTGTAAATTTTTGAAGGCCTACTCCTGCATTTGCAAACACTGCTCTTTTAGTAATTGCCGCTATGTTTTCTCTTAAAATTTTAGAGTTTTCATTTTCAATGTAGAGTTCTGTTCCAGTTCCTGCTACACCTCTAATTCCTAGACTTGCTTGTCTTGCTTGTGATAATGCTAATGCACTTGCTATCTGTGCTTGCTTTTCTAGTTCTGCATTGTATTTGTTTTGTTTTTCTATAAATTTAGCATTTGTCTTTGCTGTATTATAGCTTTGATACATTCCTAATAATGAAAAGCCTGCAGATACACCTGTGGCTATGAGCATCGCTGTTGCTGGGTCTATGATAACACCTCCATACTAATCACTAGTTACTAATGTGCCTGTTATACTTAATACAGTTAAAGGCAAGGGTTGAGTTTGTTGTATTGTTATTTGTCCTTCTCTATCCCATCCAAGATTAGTAACTCTTTTATCTCCTGTAAATGCTGGTATTGGCTCACCCATTTCATCTGCTGATGTTCTAAAAGGTAATTGGTCGCCATTAATTGTTACACCAACACTATTTAATAATCGCACGCTAACTTCATTATACCTTTTTTTTCGACCTTGCGCAGTACCTGCTTGTGAACCAGCCTCTGGTTTCATTGTTTTAATTGTAGAAGTAAATCCTAAACCTATCTCTATAGTTTTAGAACCAAAGCTGCTAGGCAAGCTTACAGTGATTGCTCCATTGGTTACAGTCTGTGTAGGATAAACTGCATCATCTATAAGTATTTGCACTGTTTCACCTTCTAGATGGTCTAGCCCTGTTACACTTGTAGACGAACCTGTAACTGTTCCTGATAAAGCAGAATCTTGATTTAGTGTACTATCTAAATATTCTACATATTGTTTTGTAGCACTGTTTATTGTACGACTTACTATTAAATATGTTTGTTGCTCGTTTTCTTCTGCAATAGTAGAAACTGATTTAACTGCTGCACTTGTACCACCTAAAGTGTGTTTGTGCCATGCAACAATGTCTTGTGTTCTTAAATATGTCATACCAAGTAAAACACCATCGTTTCTAACTGCCCAATAAATAGAATCAGGTTCTTGTGCATAGTCTACATCTACGATGCCACCTTCTGTAATATGTTCTGAAAGCAATGTTAAATCTGGTGCTACATATGCATCGTCACCAAAATTATATCCTAATTCTCTAAGCTTACGTTTTTGTCTTTGCACAAACAACACAGTGTTTCCGATTTGCACAGGTTGTGTTGTATGTGTTCCATATGTTGTTTGTTGTGTGATATTTACATTTCCAGGTTTTAAAGGTTCACCTGTTGGTCTACCTACAATAAATTCACCACCAGCAGTTCCTATAATCAAATCACGTGCTGGTGCTAAAAACCTTATTACATTGACTTTGTTCGCCGCAATTGTATAAACAAATGCTTTTGCATCAGAACTATCACCTACATCAAAATTGTCAAAAAAACCAGACTCAGATGCAAATATAGTTTGTGGAAATGATGTTGTTCCACCATAAATTAATCGTTGTTCAAAAAAAGTAACAGCTTTTGGAAACCCTGTTGTGTCCGAAAAAGTTCCTAATTGCCAATCTGTTGATGCTGTTGCTGAACCTAAATCTACAAGTATTTCTATTGTAATATTTGTTGTATCTGCACGAGCTGTTATTTTTGCATGACCATCTCTAAACCTAAGCAATCTTCCAACGTCAGTTGCCTGAAAACCATCTCCACCATTGATACCAGTTGTAGCTGATGCAACGACTGCAACTCCTGTGCCAACTGTATGTGATGCTGGGTTCAATGTTGTTGTTGTAGTATTGGTATCTAAGTATGGTCCTTTTTCGAAAACAACATCTGCAAGTGTCCAAGATGTATGTCCTGTTCTTGATAACT